AAAATAACACTTGACACAAAGCTAACAACCTGTTATATTATATGAATGGAATACAAGACAGGTGATATCGTCCTAGTAAAGAGCTTCGCAGGCCCAAATGTCAGGGCCCGCCTTGTTCAGCGTTGGGAGAAGCCAAAGCACGGCTGGGGAGCAGCCGGCTGGGATGCTACAATAATTTATAAAAAAGATGTTGACAAATTGAGGCAAAATGGTGTACCATATAAAAGTGGTCAAAAACCGTTAGTCTGGGTTTTTGACCACGAAGTAATCAAACTAGTAAGGAGAAAAAGTGCTAGATCTAAACGAAGACAAGAAGGCTAAGATTGTTGAATTTATTCGTTCTCTCAAGGCCTGTGAAGACGCAATGGAGCCATACAAGGAACAGCGCCGTGAACTACGAACAGAGTTTAAGGCAAACGGCTGGCTTAATCAGGCCGAGCAGCGTCTAGCAGTGAAGGCTTATCGTCTTATGAAAAACGAAATTGACCTTGACGAACTTTATGACGTATATGAGGCTTTGGTTAAGCCCCCCACTCCCGCAACCGTAGAAACGGAGTAACAATGCTTTTACAATACTCACACACCCGCCCAGATGCGGTGACTCCAACCCGAGCAAACCCATCGGATGCAGGACTGGACGTATATTTCTGTCCAGAGGACGCATCTGTCACAGGGAAGTGGCTTGAACCGGGCGAATCAGGGCTATTTCAAACTGGACTTAAGTTCGGTGTTCCTCATGGCTATATGCTAGAGGTTAAGAATCGCTCAGGAAATGCAGCTAAACGACACTTATTGGTTGGTGCATGCGTGATAGATTCTGGTTATGATGGCGAAGTGTTTGTGAATCTACATAATGTTGGAAACGAGCGCCAGTTTGTGGAGAAGAACATGAAGATCGCACAGGTAGTTATGATTCCGGTAGTGCCATTTCGATTATGTACTGCGCCATCGGATGAGTTATACTCTGAGCCAATTACAATTAGCAATCGCGGCGACGGCGCCCTAGGAAGCACTGATGCCTAAAGAGATGGTTGATCATCCTTCTCACTATAATCAAGGAAAAATCGAAGTAATTGATGCAATTGAAGATTGGGGCTTGAATTTTTGTGAAGGAAATGTTATAAAGTATGTAGCTCGTTCACGACACAAGGGTGAGCGGACGCAAGATCTAAATAAAGCCTTGTGGTACCTAAACCGTCTGATCGAGCAGACAAAGTGAGATAATAAATAAAATGAACAAAGAGCAATTCCAAGAGTTGAAAGCAGCGGTTCCGAATTTTGTGCAGAATCATTGTTTTAAGATCGATGCCAAGCTACTGGTCTTCGATGCATACACGTCCCAGATTCGCAAAAGCGGCCATGTTAAGTCAGCTGTTCCGAGAATGGGGGAAACCCTAGCAAACCCCACCAACACGGTACCGCCAGTGACGGTGCAGTGGCGCCCCGCACGCCCAGATGAGCAGCCGGTCGTGTTAGCTTCGCGTCCCAACATGCAAGGCATGGTGCCCGAAATTAAGGAGGGGTGCACCCGCGGCCTCGGAGGACAAACCAAGGGATTGCACATTTGGGCTTCCGACTATCATGATCAGGTTCTGAAATACAACGATGATCAATGGAAGGTTCATCAAGCCCAAGGTAATGACCATCCAATTGCAAACCCCAACACCGGTGAGGACATGGAAATGTGGATTTCCAACTGGATTAAGTCGGGTGCGGCCACTAGGCATCTTGGATTTCCCTACACTGGACACGAGTCGGATTACATTGAACAGGCAGCTTTATATTGCCAAAAGACGGTTTATAAAAATTCCGGTAAAAACATTCGATGGTTTAAAAATCGTGTTATTCAGGGGCTAGCTGGTAAAGTTGCTGCTTCATACGAACAGTACACCACGGAATTAGCCTTTAAGAAGTTTGAAAACTTAAACACTCACGGCTGGCAAGGCCATCAGAGTGGAATGGAGTTTAACGGTCATACTGTATTTGTTCTTGATAGTAATACACGATTCAATCCAAACGTGATGGGCGGAGTCATGGTCAAGCGAGTTGACTCTAAGAACGTGAAGTACAATATAGTTGCTTGGGTCGGATCACTGGCTGGTAAATCTGATGCTGATATCTTTGAAGAAAGAAACAGAATGATGAAGTCTTACGACAAGTACAACACAGAATATTCTTGTTTCGACGCACTATACTTCCTGCCTCAGATTAAGTCGGGTAAGAATGCAGAAAACATGAACACTCTTATCAAGGTGCGATAATGAATTCTAATGTACAAAAAGTAATGTTTTCGTCGAAAACTGATGATTGGGCAACTCCGCAAGATTTCTTCGACAAGCTTAATTGGAGATTTGGCCCATTTGATTTGGACCCGTGCGCTAGCGCACACAATACAAAATGCGCAAATTTTTACACAGAAGCGGAAGACGGACTATCGAAAGACTGGACAGGTCATACGGTATTTGTCAACCCTCCATATGGTCGAGGTATTGAAAAGTGGATTCGTAAAGGCTATGAATCAGCAGAGGCAGATACGAACACCAAAGTGGTTATGCTGATCCCGGCGCGAACAGACACAAAGTATTGGCACGATTATGTCATGAAGGCTGAATTTGTATACTTTATTAAAGGACGCCTTAAGTTTGGAGATAGCGATAATTCTGCACCATTCCCGTCAGCAGTGGTTGTGTTTAGAAAGCATCCATCGTGGGCTATCGGTGCACCGCCGGTCATGGGAGCGCTAACGCGATGAACCGTAAAGAACGTAGGGCGAAAGCCGCACAATCCAAGAAAGCCGTAAAGAAAGCAAAGAAGATGGACACTGGGATTGAAGAAAAGATGGCCCTTTTTGGCCAAATGCCCGATAACTGCAATGTGTGTCAGGCACAATTCGACAAGAAAGACCGAGATATGGTAATGAGTTGGCATGTTGTTGTACGTGAAAATCAAGGAAAAGTAAACTTGTATTGTCCGACTTGTTGGGACAAGGGTTTAAATTTTATCAAGATGTTGCAAGGCGGGTTTAAGAAAAATGATAAGTAAGACTTTAACATATGACGACGTTTTGCTAGCACCCAAGTACAGCGAGATCCGCAGCCGAAAAGAGATTGATATTTCAAATAAACTAGATGACAACATCACCCTGCGGTTGCCAATCATTGCTAGTCCCATGGATACGGTTAGCGGATTTGAGATGGCTTCGGTGTTATCTAAGCTTGGCGCTTTATCAATCATCCACAGGTACGCAACCACAGAGGGTCAGTGCCGCATTGTGTCAGACCTTAAGTCGGAGACCGGCGCGGTCGTAGGCGCTGCTATTGGCACAGACAAAGAAGCTCTTATGAGAGCCCGATGTTTGGCTAAAGTTGGTGTCGACGTGATCTGTATAGATGTGGCCCACGGGCATCATATTGCAGTCAAGGAAGCGCTGCGGGCTCTAAAATCAGATTCTTGCTTCGACGGAATACACATCATGGCTGGCAATGTAGCGACTCCATCAGCGGTTCAGGCGCTTTCTGACTGGGGCGCTGACAGCATCCGCATTGGCATTGGAGGGGGCTCCATTTGTTCCACAAGAATTCAGACAGGCCATGGTGTACCAACACTTCAATCCGTGATGGACTGCGCAGAAGTCGCAGATGCAAACGGAGTTAAAATCATTGCTGACGGCGGGATTAGAAACTCAGGCGATATTGTAAAATCATATGCAGCCGGCGCAGATTTCGTGATGATTGGTTCTATGCTAGCTGGAACGACAGAAGCCCCGGGCCGGATTATTACGATGGGCGACAGAAAGTATAAAGAATATCGAGGTATGGCTTCCGCAGAGGCTCAGCTTGAGTGGCGCGGCAGAACAGCATCACTTGAGGGCGTGTCATCGATGATTCCTTATAAAGGCCCGGTTTTACCAATTCTGGAGCAGATTGAGAATGGGATCCGCAGCGGGTTTTCCTACTCAGGAGCCAGAACTTTTTCAGAATTCCAGTCGCTAGCAGAAATGATCCAACAGACTTCTGCTGGTCAACTTGAAAGCTCAACTCATATTAGGGTAAGATATGGCTGATCAATACGGCACGTCTTCAAAAAAGATCATGTTTTATGATACCGATAAAAGACATGCAGACTTAAAAATCAGACTACAGCATGATAGTATGACTCAATCCGATTTTTTTCGGATAATGGTGACAGGATACCTAGACAAAGACCCGAGAATCATGGAGTATATAGAGGAATTTAAATCCACTAGTGGTGTACAAAGTAAGGCAGATAGAAGCAAGACAAGTAAGATGATCAGAGCAGGAAACGAAATGGAAGCAGCACATGGCTTAAAAGATAGTGAGATAAACAGTATCTTTGATTTAATTGAACAGGAGCACCCAGAGTTATGAGAAATGATGTGGGAAGCAATAAGATTGGACGCATTGTTATGCAGTCTAAATGCGATGTAAATCGCATAGGCGTTATAACATTTCAAAGAAAAAAAGAAGACAATTGGGTATATTATACGATTTTTTGGATTACAAAAACTAATGGTCAAGCAGAGTGGATGAAGCAAATCGAATGGCGTTGTGACGCAGTTAAGATTATTGACGAAGATATTTATTTGGATGATTTACAGAGTGCCATCCGATTTCGTAACTCGCGCAAGTTTAAAGAGGAAGTACAGGGTTTATAATGAAGAAGAAGATTAAACAATGTGCTGCTTCGTGCGGCGTGTGGAAACATTTGATTGATAATGACAAGGCGTGCCAAAAGAGAGATTGCCGATTATGGATAGATTACCCAGAGGACAGAAATTGCACAAATGTAGCAGTGTATGAGCATGGGCCTCTTACATTGGCCGAAGTTGCTAAGCGAGAAGGTCTGTCTTTATCAAGAATAAAACAGATTGAAGATAAAGCATTGAAGAAGCTAAAGAAAAATAAGATTTTTGATTTTTGATAGATGCCAGAGCATTTAAGAAAAGAATGCACTATTTATTAATGTCGATTTTGGTTAATTCCTAAATTAATAAATGCATTTACCACTTACGGGAGATTTTTAAGATGAGCAAAAAGACACTTTTAAACGAGACACAGGTCCGTAGATTTATGAAGCTAGCGACCCTTGGTACACTTTCTGACGGATTTGTAAACGGCCTAAACGAGGCTGGTTATTTTACAAACGAGCAAGAGGAAGAGGAGTTGCCCGGTGACGAAGGTCCCGGCGAGCCTGCTATGGACATGGGCGACGACGCCGATGAAGACATGCCCATGGATGACATGGCCATGGATGATGAGCCTGCTATGGATGATGAGCCTGCCATGGATGACGCCGCCGGGGAATCGTTACCCCCCGAGGTTGTGTCCAAGGTGGAAGACGCCCTCGCCGCAGCCCTAGGAGCAATGGAGCAAGAGTTAGAAGACGCAATCCCAGAGCTTGATTTGTCCGTTGAACAAGAAGGTGCCGATGACTTAGATATGGCCGATGATGAGCCCATGGACGATATGGGTGCAGACGAGCCTATGGATGACATGGGTCCAGAAGAGCCTATGGATGACATGGGTGGTGACGATCCCATGGCTGACATGGGCGATGAAGACCCAGAAGACGAATTGGTAGAAAGAATTGTACGTCGAGTCGCTGAAAGACTCAAAAAAAGCAGTAACTAAGCGATATAATAACCCTCCCAACAATTTTGCTTTTTCAAAGGCCGCATTAGCGGTCTTTGTTTTATGTATTTAAACATATTCAAAACTACTTACTTAAGAGTCGCCACAATCAATTGGTGAACAACAAGAGGCGTATTATGAGTACAGATAAAAATAATGAAGTAGAAGCTAGCGCCGAGGATGCTTCAAAAAAATTGATTATCCTACCGATGATGCCATCCAGCGGCGGTGGCTCAGAGGTTAGAAAAGTCAGTCTTTTCGGTGAGTTAGAAGAAGAAAAAACAGAAGCGATCATCGAGGGCTTGATCCACCTAGCGCAAACCGCAGAAGAGATGGTTCCCAAGAACCCAGACGATCCAGAGTGTGAGGAATTAGAAAGAGTTGTTCATGGTATCGACTTTACTATTTCAACTTATGGGGGAAATGCTGATGACATGTTTGGCATCTATGATGTTATTAAATCGATCCACAGTCAAGGCGTGCCCGTCAGAACTTGTGGCCTAGGAAAAGTAATGTCCGCAGGAGTACTGCTTCTCGCTTGTGGCGAAAAAGGCGAGAGAAAGATTGGCAAGAACACCCGTGTTATGATTCACCACGTAGCTGGCGGCATTATGGGCTCTCTTCCGTCTATGCAGAGTGACCTTTCATCTATCGAAGCGATGGAAGATAGATACATGGAAGTGTTGTGTGCTGAGACTAAATTTACAAAAAGAACATTAAAGAAGTTGTTAGATAAAGGAGTTAATGTCTATTTATCTGCAGAGGAAGCGATTAAGTACGGTATCGCTGACAAGTATATTTGAGGTTAAAACATGGCAAAGATTAGAGGATTCCACGCAGAAATTTTAAAAGAAAGATATCAGAAAATTCTAGAAGATAAGGGCTATAAATTTTTTGATAATGATGTACCATATAATGTGAATATCATTGGAGTTAGGAACATGCAGGGGCGTGTAAATAAATTCGATGATATGATTCTGGTTATCTATAGAGATAATTATAAAAGGTGGATCGTGGATTCGTATCAAGCTACAACTGACCCCGGCCTCTATTGGCTGAAAAAGCCGATGAAGGTTGACGGATGTGCTATCTTGGTGCCTGATCAGTACAGGGGAACGTACAAGATCGATAAACACAGAGGGCAATACGACGCCCTGTGTCAGTTAGGTGGCGAAGTTACCATTTGGCGAGACAACGACCGCGATTCTAAACACGACATGAAAGGTGAGACAGACAGCGGTTGGTATGGTATCAATATTCACAAGGCCGGAAAAGATTCATCTCTTGTAGACAAGTGGAGCGCTGGATGCCAAGTATTTAAAAACGCTAGTGACTTTAGCCAGTTCATGTCCACTATGCACACTGCAGCCAAAAAGCTTGGCAACTCATTTACTTACACTTTAATTGAAAGCACAGACCTAGAGGATTAAAAAACAATGTCAGATTTTGACTTGCTAGTAGAGAATTTTTTAAAACCAAAAAACAGACTTAGTATTGACTCATTAGTAAAGTTGGTTGAGGAAGTATTGGATGAACCGCCCCTCTCACCCAATATTATAAAAGAGGAAAAGCCAGCCCCCGGAGGCCGCTTCAGTGTTCACATTCCGATTCCAAAACTAGTGCCCACGGAAGCATGGGGCGATCCTAGTTCCATGGCACGCCAAGATATTGATAAGGTATTCTCAGCGATTAGGCGCCAAGGTTCGATTAAGGACCGTATTGCACATGTCAATTCCTTTTTGGACCCCGCACAGGCACTAAAGAAAGCTCCCGGCGGAAAAGTGAACACGCTGCTCAGTATGATGCAGATTATTGAGTCCTTGCAGGCTACGCTTAATGACTTCAACGAGTCTTCTGCTGGTTTCGTTTTTGAGGGATTCATGGCAGCACTGACACAGGGCCGTCAGGAAGCCGGCCGAGTCGGTGGCACGTTGCCTATCGAGGATTTCATCACCGGCGATAACCGCAACGTTAGTCTGAAACTGCTAGGCCCAAGCACTCCAATTCACGGTAGCTTCACTAACTTGATTGATTATCTGTTTATTCGCGGTGGTTCTGGTGTTGAGGACATTGGTTATCTTGTCGCTTATAAAGATAAAGAGGGTGACAACGTATCCCGTTTGGGTATCTGGGAATTTGAAATCACAAGAAACAACGTTATTGACATGTTGCTTCAGGCCGGCTCAAAAAACGCAGCCCTTCTTGGGCCGATGGCGGATCCCTTAAAGAATCACATTGCTGCATGGAAAGACACTCCCGAGTGGAGAGTGGAGATGGCTAAGATACTAAAGAAGACACCCGGTTACACTTGGAACCGAGGCATGTTTAATAAGAATTTGGATCCCGCCGGCACGTTTGATGCAAAAGATCCTGTGGACGATCCCGACCTTGATGATGATAAGGTTAGCAAGTTCGACACCATGGCGAAGAGAGGTGTTCAAAACCAAGTACGCCGCGATGCAATGACTGCTGGCTTTGAACACTCCCGAGAGAACGGCCCGACCTTTGATGAGTGGTGGGCCAGCATTCCATACGAAGATAAGCTTCAAGCGGGCCTAGCATCAAGGAGTAGCAATAACTCAGCACGAAGAAAGGCGGACCAAAAATATGGTGAAATGCTTCGACCTGCATTCGACAGGGGGGTTGCTCACGCTGAACAAACCATGGCTGGCAATGATGAAGAGCAGGTTAATGAAACTTACTTTGGCCATTTTCATGAAAGAGAGAAGCAGCTAATGGCAGAAGAGAGCGCTCTGATGGAAGGCGGCAAAGGCGGCGATGCTGGTTCACAGTGGGGCTTAACTGGTAAACATATCACAACCATGACATCGCTTCTGAACACAGATTACTACGGAGAGCTTAACCTGTCCAGCAAGAACATTGAAGCTGTCGCCAAGATCTATATTGAAAAACTAGGGAAAGATATGATTACCCTGCTCCAAACAACAAAAGAATTTGCAGAGAACATCGGAGTTTACTTTACAGCAGAAGACCGCACAAGAGGCGCTGAAGCGAGTCGCCAAGCGCAGGACCAAGGAAAGGCGATTGTCACCTCTCTTGCCCAACGCGAAGAGTAAACAGAATAATTTTAACAAATTAATTGCAAGTTTCAAGCGATTAGGTTATAATAGATAAAAGACAACTCGGAGGTTTAATTGTCAACGTTTAGCTATGATTGTAAAACATCGCTCCACCAGAAAATTCTGAATGGGGTTAACACATTGGCCGATAATGTGGCCACAACACTAGGCCCGAAAGGGCGAAATGTAATCTTACAGGAAAAGGACAAGCCACCTTTCATCACAAAGGATGGTGTTACGGTAGCTAGGTTTGTGCATCTTGAAGATCCATTTGAAAATGCCGCAGCCCAAGTAATAAAGCAGGCTGCTATTGAAACAAACACGCATGCTGGCGATGGTACCACTACAGCTACCGTTCTTTCCCGTGCAGTGTTAGCAGAGGCCCAACGATATCTAACTGCCGGCGCAAGTCCTGTTGAGGTTAAAAGAGGGATGGATAAGGCAACTAAAGCTGCAATCGAACACCTTAAGGAATCAGCAACACCAGTCAAGACGATTGCGGACGTAGAGCACATCGCTACTATCTCGGCGAACAATGATAAATTTGTTGGTAAACTTATCGCCACCGCAGTTGATAAGGTTGGCAATGATGGCTCGATTACCATTGAGGACTCGCGCACGATGGAAACATATGTTGATATCATGGAGGGTTTTCGGTTTGATTCGGGCTATGTCGCAAATGCTTTTGTCACCGATGAACGCCGCGCAACGATGAACTACAACAATCCTCTGATTCTGGTAACAGACTATAAGATCGAAATGGTCGATGAGATCCTGCCAGTGCTTGAGCTAGTTGCCAGAGAATCCAGACCTCTTATCATCGTCGGTGATGATTTTGAGGGACAGGCTCTGGCAGCACTGATCATGAACACCATGCGTGGCAGCTTGAAGGTGGCTGCTATTAAAGCGCCGCGATATGGTCAGGAGCGCAGAGACATTCTTAGCGATTTGGCTTTGTCTACCGGTGCCACAATGGTATCTAGAGCTTCGGGTATGAAGCTTCGCGACGTGAAACTACACGACTTGGGCACAGCAAAGACAATTGAGAGCACGAAGACCACCACTACCATTGTGGGTGGGCAGGCTGACTATGAAGGAATCGAGAACAGGATCGACGGCTTGCGTAATGAAATGGTTAATACGGAGTCTATGCAGATGTGCAACGCTATCCAAGAAAGAATCACCAGACTATCTAGTGGCGTCGGTGTGGTTTATGTTGGAGCGCCAACGCAGGTGGAGATGATTGAAAAGAAGCACCGTATCGAAGACGCATTAGAGGCTGTTAAGTCGGCTCAGGTGGACGGCGTAGTAACTGGAGGTGGTACCGCCCTCCTGCGCACCGCCGCGTCCATCAGGGGTACTGTAGACGTTGAGAACGAGGACCAACAGTTAGGGGTAGACATTGTACTTCTTGCCATGGCTGGGCCAATCCGTCAAATGGCTAGCAATGCAGGCCTTTCTGCAGACCTGATTGTCGATCAGGTAAGCAACGCCAGCGCAGCAGAGGGTTACGATTTCAGGAATGATGTGTTGACAAATATGACTAAAGCCGGTATTATTGATCCAGTCAAGGTTACAACAACAGCCTTGCAAAACGCAGTGTCGGCCGCAGGCACATTGATCACAACAAACTTTGCAATTATTCAAGGATAGTGAAGAGAAACAAATAACACACACTAGTTAGATTTGCTATGCCAGAACAAACAGATAATAATGAATTAGAGATTGACATCGTTACCTTAGATGGTAAGCTGCAGAGGCTTGTGGATGCTATTGACGTTATCAAAGAGCGCCAAGAACAGATGGCGATTGATATCTCCAAAATCAAAGAGGCAGTTTACAACCCTGATCAGGGGCTGTATGCTCGCCTGAAGTCGCTTGAGGCATGGAAAGACACCAGCACCAGAATTACTTGGATCATCGTAACATCGGTCGCTGGCCTAGGAACAGCGACTATCTGGAACATGTTGATTGGTTCTTAAAAGTTGTTGACACGAATCGCTTTGTGTGGTATTATATCTATAAACAATAGTCGGAGGTCTCGATGTCAGAAGGGCAAAGAGTCAATATACAATACTCGGTAAACGTAGAAGAGTTGCCACAAACCTTATCTCAACTTATTAGAGAAGCAGAAGCTCGATTGCTGGCATGCACCAATGAGTTCATGAAAAGCTCCGTTTCAAGAACTATGATACAGCATGAAAATTATTTGCGATGTGCTGAAAAAATTGATGAAGTACGACTTCAGCTAGCAGATATTGATTACAGATTGCAAGACAGTTCAGCTATGCTCAGAGGGTTGGCGAATATGCGCGCCACTCCGCCTCAGCCAGAAAATCGAGTTGAAGAAATTATGGAAAAAGTGGAGGAGACTAAGGAACTAGCGCAGCAGGCTTTGGCCGAACAGGAGAAAGTCGAATGGTAAAGAGATGGCAGACAGGAGATTTGGTTTATATTCCTCAATCTGCACGCCTAAGAAAAGAAACAAGCACGGGAGTAACAACAGACTATGTGCAGTTGGATAACCCTGCAACCTTGTTGGTTACCGGTCCTCACCGAAGAGGATATGAGGTGGTCTACCAAGGAACTAGATGGCTCGTGAATGAGTCGGACACATACCCAGTACCAGCATAAAATGGAGAAGAAATGAGTAGTAATTCAAGAGTTGTAAAGTTTGTCGAGGTTGTAACTAATCACTCGGCAGTTGGAGAGAACTTCAAGCTACAGGAAGTTTTCATCAATCCAGACCACATTGTTTATATTAGAAATGAACCGCACATGAAAAGGCTATTGTCTGAGGGCAAGCTGCCAGAAAATTTGGATAGCCGTCAAGAGTTTAGCGTGATTCACCTTAACCGTGGACATACTGGCCTAGACATTACTGTTGTTGGTGATGTGGTCGCGGTCAATGATAAAATTCGTTCACCTAGCTTGATTCGTGGATAAGTAATGTTGACTTATTACCACATTTACGCAAAGGCGACTTGTCCGTTTTGTGTCAGAGCGATCAATTTCATGAACGAACAGGGATTCGATTATGTACTAACACTAGTAGATGCCTCGCCAGAATATTATCATAAGTTAAAAAAGAAGTATGAGCACCAAACGGTACCCATGGTTGTTGAACACGACGTTGCTGGCAATGAAAAGTTCATCGGCGGGTGCGATGACCTGCTAGAATACTTCGCGGATTATACAGATGCCCCTAAGAACACCGAAGAGCCCCCTGACTTACCCGAATGACAAACCGAGAGCGGCAAGTCTTGTCGCCTCCCTTTTGCCGAGTGATTTAAGAAAAGTATCTTTCCCTTTTTTGGGTGGAGGCTCGCTAGAGTTGGCCCTAGCATCAAGAGGTTTTGATGTTACTGGCTACACCAACTTTAGACTACTGTATGATTTTTGGGACTGTGTAAAAAGAGATCCCGAAAAAGTTTATCAAATGGCCATGGGCTTCTATCCTTTGCAAGACCCTAAGCTATTTTATATGCTGCAGAAAAAGGTATACGAGCCACACGATGAGTTCTTGAGGTCGGCATTGTTTTACGTCCTGACACTCTGTGCAGATGGGCAGTCGGCCACATCGGGAACGATAGAAGCAGGAACACCACGCTTTAACCACCTGAGACTAATGCAGTTATCTAAGTTTGAAAGCCCGAACTTTAAAGTACAGCTGAAGCAATACTCAGAGGTGTTAGAAAATTCTATTGAATATTTAGTGTGTGTGCCCCCTCCGTATATTGTCGGCAATTTTGTAAACGCAGTAACAATTCCAGAAAGGCCACAGATTGATCATGAAGAATACGCGGACCAAATGTCAGAGATTGATAACTGGATAATTCTATACAATTACCATAAAAATTTAAGAGATTTGTATCCAGATAATGAGATTGTTCTGTTAGATTCTGCTAGTCGCCCAACAAATGACGAGCACGCAGCAAAAGAGGTGGTGATCATTGGATCCTAAGATCGTGTACGGCTTCCTCTTGTTTATTGTGGGCCAAACACTTGCGTGGTTCCAATTAAATTCTCAATTTGTATGGAAGTGGTGGGAAAATAAGCCATTATTGGCAGTTGTGTGTTTCGGATTACCAGTAGGCATCTGTTTTTGGTACGCTACTAGGTTAATTATGGCTTCGACGGCTGAGCTATGGACCGCCCGCTTTTTTGGCTTCGCTGCTAGCTATATCAGCTTTCCTATACTAACTTGGTGGTTGATGAATGAGTCGCCGTTCACAGCAAAAACAATTCTATGTAGTCTACTAGCTTTTGCTATAATAATCATTCAGCTCTTTTGGCGTTAGTTGGGAGATACACTATTTATAAATGCACAATTTATAGGGAGCCACATTAAATGAAAAGCATGAAATCTATCTTAGAAGAGTTTAAGAAGTATACGGAAAAAGTAAACTCTTTAGAGCGCCAAATCGAAAACCGTCGAAAAAGAGAACAGGTGCTACAAGAAGACAAGGAGTTGTTTAACGAGATCTCCCGCGAATCGGCAGAGAAGATTTATGATTGGATGAGAGATACGGATGGCTTGCCGTATGATTTTGATGATCTTTTCGACGGCGCTATGAGGGTTTATTATCCGCTAGCATCAAATGATCAGATGAAACTAAAAAAGGTAGTCACTGCATTACGCACCGCCGGCTGGTCGCCTCCCACTAAGGACATAGGCTACGGCCCTTTTGTGGGATTTGAACTCAAAAAGGTCAAGCAGCGTCGTCAACGCCTAGCGGCCGACGGCGGCGGCGAATATGACGAAGAAGTGGAGGTCGCTGATCTGAGGCTAGTGAGGAAGACCAGAAAGACCATCCCGGCCGGCCCCCGCCAAGGTGAGGTCATCGAGAAGAAAGAAGACACCACTATGAGCAAGGCGATTGCCCGGTTGGTTAAATCCGGTAAGCTGGACAAAGATCTACTTGAATGGTGGCAAGGCAAACAGAACCTTTACACACGCGATAGAAACCACCGACAAATTGAAAAGTCCTTTGAAGGCGAAGATGGCTCCGACTACTCAGTCGTGGTTTCGCGACACCCAATTGATGTTCTGCGCATGTCGGACATTAGTAATATCCGCTCTTGCCACTCGGAGGGCTCTGAGTATTTTCATTGTGCCGTAGCAGAAGCAAAGGGTCATGGCCCCATCGCATATCTTGTTAAGACTGAAGAGTTAGAAAATCACCTGATGCAAGAGCAAGTAGACGGCAGCCCAGCAGTTAAGCTGCAGTATTACATGAACAATCTAGACAGAGATGAGTTCCGCGAGAAAGTGGCTGAAATCTACAATCTAGAGACACCCGCCGGCCGCTGGGTCTTAATGACTACATGGGCAGACACCCCAGACGGCAAAAAGTTTTTGGAAACAGCAGAGAAAAGAACGGAGATGGCATCAGTACCCGAGAAGTTTTATGGTCAAATAATGCGAGCCACCGCTCGCCGCTTAGGTATTGAAGAGCATGAGGAAGAGCTACAGTCATTTTACGGATTTTGGAAGGATGACGCGATCACTAGGTTCAGCACCACGGACAAGCTAGAAGGTGGAACTGAGCAGTTTGAAAAAGAATATAGGGCTGTGTATGATGAAAAAGATGAAGACACAGATTTAAGGCCAATCTCCGATTTTGACGATCAAGAATTATTCCGAGATCGACAACGAGGTATTCAAGGGATTGGCGCTGACGCCCGCCTGAGATTGCGCAAATTTGAAGAGCCGATGACAGTGGGTGCTTTTGCAGTGCCAGAGCATCGAACATATGGTGCCCATGTGCCCGGTTTTGTGGATGCAGTAAGAGAGTGGGCAGTCAACGGCCAACGAGAGCAGTTTGTAGGCGATGATGGAGAGATTAAGATTCCCAGATTTGAGGATTTGATCCGTCGCGGCGGATCTTATGGAGACAACAAAGACGGCTCTATTCTAAATTCTTTTGTAAACGTTCTCAATGACTTAGTTGATAAGCATGAAGATCCACGTCATGATCCTTATAATGATTATCGTGATGCAGAGAGGGACTATGACGACGAAGAAGATGAAATGGAAAACCTGTGGGAAGAGTATCGCGAGCGAGTAGACGAGTTGAACGATTATGCGTCTAATACTCTTGAGCATGCCTATGCATCTGGCGACGTTGATGGTGATGAAGAGCCCTACATATATGCCTCTGGCGGTATTACCTACGAGATCCCACTAGGTTGGCCTGATTACGGCGAAGGGCCTAGCAGTGATTACATCTACGCGCTCGATGACAAGGGTGAGCCTATCGAAGATTTTTGGATTCCTAAGCCTTGGGGTGGCAATTGGGCTGACCGCAGCAACTTCATCAGCATCCTTGACGACTCAGTGAACTACTACCCAGAAGAGACTGAGTGGACTATAGACACTGATGAAAATGACAAGCCTATATTAGAAGTTAGGCACACCATCCAATGTGAAGATTGTCGCGAACCCGATGACTTCGATAACTTCATTGATTTCATAAAATCGGAATGCGACGATGACTTCAGGGCAAACAGAGAAAAGATCCGAAAAGCGTTGGTGGAAGGTGAGTATGCCATGCCTAGCGACTGGGATAACTTAGAAGACGACTTCTCGGAAATGGAGGAGAGTCTAGAAAACTTCAGTGTATTCGGAGTAGGCGATGGTGACGGCGAAGTTATCTTTTCGCTTAAGCCGGCCAGTCAACGCGCTGGTTGGGGGCTGTTGACCGGGATCCGCTGGCCTTATAATGCCGACAGTGAGCTGTCGAACACTGCGACATTGCAGAGAATTTTTGGCGGTATCCCAAAGCGCTTTGGAATCACAAACTTCCTACATCTTCAACCTAATGGCCGAGGAAACAACTTATTTCAAAAATCGTTCAAGGGACTACAAGACGCAGCCAATGAATTTGCAAAACGCCAGCTAGAATTACCATACGGCCCCGAGTATGAAAAGAAGTACGAACCCATGGCGCTAGCGAAAAATATAGAGCTAGGTTTGTATCTTGCGGAAAAGCCCGATGACCTCGACCCCGGCGCCCTGCAGCTTGCGTTTACTATGAGGGTCACAACGCTCTCAGAAGACTCAATGGATGATATCGGGCATTCTTTTAATTTTGTGAGATATATTGACAAAAATATGGATAAACTAAAGCAGGCTGTATCTGATGCGTTTGAGGATACAATCATATCTTTTCATCAACAGAGAATGAGCGACCTGCGCCTTATGCTAGACGGCTCTAAGGCACTCCGAACAATTAGGAGGATTAAATTAAGATACAGTGATGCCGCCGATCAAGGCTCCGAAAGTCATATGGCGATTATGAAAAACACTCTGTGGGCAGAACAGAATTTGCCCAAGATGAAATCCGGCGCTGAAAGATTTGTTACAACAGAATTACTAGCAAAGTTATTCTTAGGTGGCCCCGGGAGATGGGATGAATCTGCAAAGCTTCCGGTGTTTCCTAATGGGAACTCCTTTGAAGATGAAGTAAAGGGTCGCATGGTCAAACTCGGCGCCTCGTTCTCTCAGAAAGAGGCATACAACGCAAGTTATCTAGCAGGCGAGCCCGAGGGTGAGGTTTATTCGCAAGACTTCCGTGATGGCTCCCCAGAAGGAGAGACTGAACCGACCACTCTGCAAGGAACAATGGGAGAGCCTAGGTCAGCCGGCGCCCCTCGCGTCAGCCCAGAAGAAGATCCCGAAATCTTCCAAGAGATCTACAGGAGGTTGCAGAAGAAGGTTCTAAAGAAAAAAGTAAAGTCTCATCTCACGGAGAAAATAGCAGAAAAGAAACGGCTGCAAAAACAACAGGTCCGCGAGCTAGTTAAAAGTAAACTTTCCGAAGCAGACCTAGGATACACTCAACGTACTTATAAGATCAACTTCCGAATTGCCATGGCCAAGGAGCATGGAGGCAAGCGCGAGGAAACAGAAAACGAAATGCGAGCCGTCCCCGGCGTAGGAACGGTTAAGATTATTCAAGGCTCTACGAGACAAGATGGTAGCAATTACTATGCTGATGTTCTAATTAAGTTCCATCTGTTAGGAAAGAGATCGGTTGTACAGTACATTCGTCTTGAACTGCTACCAGCACTCCGTGCTATCGAGGGCCTATCTGTACTGCGAATGGACCAGTATGAAGAGGTCACTACTATGCGTGAGTGGTCTGACGCATATGCAGGCTTTGGTCCCTCACCCGGTCAGGGAAAGGAACGCGCCGTCCCCACTCCAACAATTGACGCAATCGCGCAAGATTGGATGTCAGTAGGCAAGGACGGAATGGGAATACGAGCAAGTAGTCTGGCGCACTCTGTTGGTGATGTGACCATGATCCCGGTGATTGAGTTGATGAGATACTTGGGATCCAACTATTTCAGCGCCACAACTACAGAACTTGAAACTCTTAAACAGCAAATTATCAATAAAGGCCCCGATATAGTGCAGGTTGCCATTGGTCAAAATGGGAGAATTAAGGTTACATCGGGGAACGACACAGTGCTAGCAGCAAAGGACATTGGACTAAAAGAACTGCCAGTAACATTCAGTTTGGCTCTACAAGTTTGATCTTTTTTTAAGATCCTTCCGACAAAACACATCTGGGCTCATAGTTAAATATGGGTAATAAGGTTTCGACCTCAGTGGTGTGAAGGGAGGATCAACTAGTGAAAAAACTTAAATATTTGGTTGCTGCGGCCGCAATGTGCGTGGTGGGTGGCTTTTTGTATCCATCTGTGATCAGCAACGCGCCGATTGTAGAATGGGCAAACGAGTCAGAATTGGCAGAAAAGTGGACTAGATCCACCCAGACTTCAGCGCACACGCTGCCTGTGCATAATTTAGAGTACGTTTCAGCAAGAGAAAAAGCACGCAAGGCAGCAGTTAGAGTCTTAACCCCAGATGGAAGAGGTTCTGGTGTCTATGTTAAGATTGGACAATATCATGTTATTGTAACCGCACAACATGTTGTGGATAACCACGAAGTTGTATTGGTCGAGGGCCTAAACGGAGAAGTGGTACTTGGCCAGCCAATTCTTAGGGGTACTGAGGTTGACGTAGCTTACGTTTTGGTGCCGGAAATAAATAGCCGCCGACCGGTTAGGTATAACCCCATGCATGCCCCGAGGGATATAGATCGGCTTGTAGGAAAAGATGTTACTTATTCGGGCTACCCAGCTAGCCACGACCTTATGACGCTTGACGGCAAAATCATTGGGGTCGAGAACGGAAACATTATAATTCATTCTTACGGATGGCCGGGTTCCAGCGGCTCTGGCGTATTTGACATGACCGGTCGCATGGTGGGCGTCGTAAGCGCAGTAGATGTAGGCCAATGGCATTACATGATTCCTCCTCAATTAGTGGAAGATATTGTTTGGGTCGCTCCAGTGTGGAGTATCCAAGAAAAAGATATCAAAGCATATCTGAAGTCGAGGGGGATGTAACATGAAAAAGTTTATGACAATGGTGCTACTAGCCGCAACAGCAATCTTGACATCGTGTTCCGACTATGCGATAGTGGCGTCCTACCCAGAGACTGAGACAGTGTATGTAGAGGTTCCCGGGGAGACAGAATATGTTGAGATTCCCGGGGAGACAGACTACGGAGACATTTGGGTTGATCACTTTGTGCAACCACTTAGTGTTGATGGCGTGGATATCCTGTGGGTTATTGATACATCGGGTTCCATGACTATGTATGATGAGGAACTTTTGTTAGGAATCGAGGCAATGATGAATGCCTTGCCAGAATCTGGTTGGCGCCTAGCGATGATCCCGAACGATCCGTCAAAAGCTTTGGTTGAAGCCCAGTTCCCTTTGGTGCCCGGTGACGACATAGACGATGCAATTGATATGTATAGTTTAATGGGCCGCGGCCCATTTGAGGAAGGCTTCGATGCAACATACGAGTACATGGTCAACAATCCATATTCGCAAACGTGGATGCGTAGTGACGCAGCACTGTTAGTCGTATTCGTATCAGATGAAGAAGAGCAGAGTAACGAGCATTTTTCACTAGTAGACGACTTTTTATTGTGGTATGGCACCCAAAGAAACGGATCTGCCTTTCTATCTAGCATTATTAATGTAGAGCAGGCTGATTCTATATGCGAGAGAACACCCAGTACAATAAATATTGGTCACAGATACATGGAAGCGACTAATTACTTTAGTGGAGTAACTGTAGATATATGCTCTGAAGACTGGTCGCCCGGTGTAACAGATGCATCATCGCAGATCGAGCCGCACGAATATTGGGAACTCACGCACGTTCCTAGCGACACAGATACAATCAGAGTATTTCACGATGGAGTTTTAAATTGGGATTGGTACTATGAGCCTAGCGACAACACGGTGCAGTTTACCGTTTTGCCCCCCGGCGGTGTGCTTGTTGAGATTGGATACCATCATGAAGTGGAAGACGAGGGTGACACTGGAGCCCCGTAAGGGCGGTGATTATTGACAGCCAGCGAACAAATGTTGTATTTATTCACAACATGTGCTATAATAATGGGAGTACTGACCGGCGCCTATTTGCTGCTTTGGTACACACACCTAAAGAGAAAAAGAGAATATAATGATAAAGCTGTGCAGGCCATGTTGGATGAGATGCGGCTTCAACGCATGAAAGAATACAGTCAGCATCCACCAGCTAGCACCACCATAATAAATGTTGACTTTACTGAAGAGTTGCCTGTTGGCAGCGCCGACCCTTCAGCGTTAAAATACAAGATAGTTTACGACGAGCACCTAGGTATATACCGCAAGGTGCCAAGATAGATTAACCGAATCAGATACTATTTATATCTAAACATGGGAGAAGACTTATGTTAAAATACTTTACAAAAAACACTGCGAACACAACAAGGATAAAGAAATTGGAAACAGAAGTAGAGGGCTTAAAAGGTGAGCTTGATTACTTGAGAAACCAGAATCTTGCTATGATTGAGTCACTAGAGAACATTAATAAGTACGAAAAGATTTTAATTGAAAAGATTGAGGACATGGCTAGCGAATTGCTTAATATTACCGAAGGGGCGAAAGATAAATGACACAAGATGATAATGAACAGAAGGAGTCCACAGATGAGGATTCTGCACCCACCGGCCCTGAAGACCTTAAGCCGAAGAAGCCTTCGGCCCGAGCACCGGAGGGAATCCGAACCTTTACGGTTTGCCGCCAACATGACGAAACAGGGATTTCGGGAGAAGGCGTGGTTATTGAGGGGGCGACGTTCGCCACGGGACACACTGTGATTCATTGGCTCACACCCCCGCCTAGGGGCTCTATTGCATTCTTTGATGCGTTTGACGACTTTATTAAGATTCATGTTACGAGTCATCCAACAAACAACACCATCATCACATTTGAAGATGGCGAACAAAAACTATATGAACCAAGGGGAGAGATTTAATGGCATATAAATTCAGAAAAGGTCCAGCCGAACTATCTGGCTCTATGACAACAGATGATATCATGTTCAAGGAGGACACAGATACGGGAATCAACTTCGAATCAGACACGATTAAGCTAGAAACTGATGGCACCTCTCGCGTTGTGATCAAGAACGACGGCGTTGTTATTGGTACCGATGACACGCCCATTAGTTTACTAACTTTAAACGGTACAGATCCAACAGTCACTTTTGTCGAGAATAACGCCATTAAAGCAACGATTGGTGTTAATTCTTCTGATAATATTTTATTTCAAAACTTTACAACGAACAAGCACATCGTTTTTAAGGTAAACGATCAAGGCACCGTCCGCGAGGCTCTTCGTATTGACGGTGCTGTATCCGAGGTCGTGGTTAATCAGGGATCAGATTCTTTGGTGGATTTCCGCGTCGAATCAGACAACCAGACACATATGTTGTTTGTTGATGGCGGGAACGAGAGGGTCGGAATCAGCACAGGCGTTCCGCACAGCGGATTACAAATTGATAACTCTGTAGCGTTCGCAGCCCGGGCCATCACACAGAACCACACCGTGACATCGGCTGATCACACTATCTTTGCAAATGCCAATAGCACCAATATCACTGTAACATTGCCGACCGCCGCAAATATCATGGGGCGTCAATATATCATTAAGCGTGTTGATTCTAGCGGAACAACTGTGACAATAGACCCACATGGTTCCGAGACTATCGAGGGAGCATCGACAATGATGCTGGATTCCCGCCGCTCAGTTGTCATACAATCAGATAACAACAACTGGTGGATAGTGGCAGAGTATATCTCGCCTCCGTGATTTCTTATAACAGAACAGAGTACTAGTTATATATTGAGGATATTTTTAGATATGAAAGAATGGAAGAATTACATCGAAGACCTCCGCGAAGCCCGGGCGCCCCGCAAGGAGCCGACCCCCTTTAAGAGTGCGTATCAAAAGAAAACAAAGGGCATGCGAAAGAGGAACGATATAACTGCTCAAAGCAAGAAGACAACTGGCCATAAAAATTTAGATACTGGAGCACCGTTCAACAGCCCGACACAGCCAGCAGGCACTGATCGCCTACGCTTTGAAGATGTGGATCCCGACAGCATCGAGGTCGATAGCTTTGAGATCAAGGACGATCTAGAGCGTAAGATTTGGAACAGTAAAGACCATCTCAAGCCCCTGTTCAGAGAGTACATGATGAAAATTGCTCTTGACTTTATTGATGGGCTAGGAATTCCAGTCAAGGTACAGGACGTTAAACTAACTGGGTCAATTGCAAACTATAATTGGTCGAAGTACTCAGACATAGACTTGCATATTGTTGTTGATTTTTCTGACTATGGAGAGGATGAAGAGATTGTAAGAGGGTTCTTTGATGGCAAACGAATTGCTTGGAACAACGATCACAACATCAAGCTAGCAGGGTATGATGTGGAGATGTATGTTGAAGGCGATGACGATTTGCATATATCCACCGGCATGTATTCAGTCTTAAACGAGAAGTGGCTTACAAAACCAACAAGAGAAGACAAGGCGTTTGATGCAGATTTGGTACGCCAGAAGGCCGCTGCACTGATGGATATGATTGATGCTAGCCAAGAGGCCCTGTCTCGAAAAGATTACAAAGCTGCCTTTCTGATTGCTGACAAACTTAAAGACAAAATCCGCCGTATGAGAAAGTGTGGATTAGAAAAATCAGGAGCATACTCCGCAGAAAACTTAGCCTTCAAGGTGCTACGAAGAAATGGTTATCTTGAAAAATTGAGTAACGTTAAGACTAGAGCATATGATGGCCAGCACTCAACAGCTTCCGGCGGGGGTATAAGGATAAAGATTTGAGGTGTTGCAGAGTGGTTTTGAAGTAGGTGATTTAGTGCAACTGCGTTGGCCTGCTAGCAAAATGCAAAGCCGCTACAACATTGGAATCATACTTACGCGCCCATCGCCATACAGCAAGAGTAAATTATTTAAAATTTTGTGGTTGACAAAAGATGGTACTAGTGATATAGTATTAAGTGAAAGTTTTAATTTGATTTTGTTGTCGGCCCGAGAGGGCAACGAGAAACGATTTGCTAAGTACAGACAAAAGTAACGGATGTAAAAAATGAGTGAGACATTTGGAGACGATGAGAAGCGATTAGTGCTACAGTTTTTAGGTGTACTGCATACATGGATACAAGACCAGAGAGTGCAGAAAGAGCAGGATATTGCAACGCTACAGATTCAAGAGTCGCTAGTCAAGCTATTGTTTGCGAGAGTATCAAAGCCGGAGTTTTATAAGGATCCACAGTTTACCGAAGCAGGCAAGATAATCTTTGCCTCCGAGTCTGAGGATGAAGACTGGTATGATGTTTTTGCTAGAGAGAAGGACACACTGAGTGACGTTGGTGTAGATTTAATCGAAAAAGACGTAAGTGCCGACGGCGATGTGATTGATTTTTTTACAAGACAGAAAGTGACCAAAGAATCGGAGGATGAAGAATGATTGTGCTATTAACTTTGATGGCATTTGACGTGCCGACAGAACCAAAATGTGTTATTGACGTGTGTGAAAGTAAGATTTGCACCGTCGAGACTCCCGAAGGTTGGGTCGAGGTTCAAAGAAAGCCTAGTTACTACGAAGGTATGAAGATTGAGTGTCCTCTTTGGCTTGTGGAACCCACATGAGTAAACAGCAATTAAAACAAGGTGATTTAGTTGAACACGACAAGTTTGAGATTCGTGGCATTGTAAAGGAAGTGACCAAGTATCGCAAAAATGGCCGACCGCGCCTTGTAAAAGTTCTGTGGTTTCCGCTTGGGCCTGATGCGGATTGGAAGGCCGTGGCTTGGCTCGATGACCAGACTAGGCAGGGCCGCTCACCTGAAGTTTCCACCCTGACTCTGCATCTTATCTCTTCTGCCGCTGACAAGGCTTTAGAGACATGAAGGGCTCACTAGTCGCCCTCAAGATGAATCGCCGCCCCTCTTCAAGGCCCGGTATTGTTATGTCTAACCCGGTAGAGAGCCCGCCTAGTGACTTTATGGACGCATACCGACCGTGGGAAGGTGACGGCACGTTAGACGAGCCTTACCGAATACCAGACAGAACCCGAGCCTACGTGGTGCAGGTATACTGGCCACACGACGGAATCTCTAGCTACCACAGACTTAGCGAACTTGACTTTTTAAATTTAGTGAGATAGTTACTATGTGGGCGATAACAAATCAACCAGAGGTGACTTAGTAAGATGGGTGAAAGATTATGCATTGTTCGCGGCCGATGATAACGGAAATGCATGGCCACACGATCCGATATATGAGTATGGACTTGTCATGGAAGTATCACATAAGGATGATAATGCACTCATTGTATTTGGGTTTACAACCAAGCAATTGTTCATCGTTGACAAGACCTCAGACGAAATTGAGACAGTTAGCAAAGCCAAGGAGAGGCTTGTGCTCCCCTCGGCAGACGAGATTAAGAAGTATGAAAAGTAAACTTTGGGGGCCGCCACTCACGCGGGGCGGGGGCATGGGGGTTAAAAACTTCGCGCCAAAATTTTCCTCTTTTGAGCAGGCAGGTAGATTGTGAAAGTTAAAACAACATTCGAAGTTGGTGACCTAGTGAGGGTTCTCACTCCAAATGGTCAATGGATGGTGTCACCACCACCAGACATCCGAGCCGGTATCGTGATAAAGAAGATGAAGACCAAGAACTTTTACGTCGTGTACTCTAAGGGCAAGTATCACACCAACGTATATTGGGAATGGATGGAGAAGCTAGCATAATGTGGAATCAGACCTTCTATAAAGTAACCTTTAGAGATGAAGTCGATGGAGAACAGAAGTCGGTCATCATCTCAGCTTCGCACACAGTTGACAGGATAAGAGAAATTTTAAGCGAGGCACACCCGAATTGGCAAATCCAAGATATTGTTGCCAAAGAGCCAAAGCCATAGCTGTTTGTTGTTTCGCTAGTCTATTTATAATGTGGGCTCAAGCAATATCAGAAAGGGCGTTCTAGTTCGACCGGTCGTGTTCTTTAGCGATTGGATGGGCGTCGTGTTGACCGAACCATATCAGTACGAACCGACCGACGATGATGACTTGCCTCTTACTTACCCGCCTTTTGGTTCTCTTTATT